TGGTAACACCTAAATTATGTCCAAAACTTTTCGGTTGTAAACCGTATCGTTCTCATTTGACTCTTTTGTAGTTAGGATCCCGATATAAAGGGGTCCTATCTAAAAAGCGTTGGATCAGGCCGTGCGTATTCCGAAGTCTTAACTTCCTCTTCGAAAGGTATATTTTTGATACCCCATCGTTGAGTGGGTTAGGATAAGAAAGAATATCCTTTATATCTTTTAAGGGGCCGTTGGCAAAGTCATCGGCCTCTTCGTCGATATAAGTGGTATTAATTCTCCTTATAACACTTAGAAGTTCCTTCTTATGAAGGTCCTTATAGGCGTTGTAAAGAGGTGACTTTCTTAGTTTTGTCGACTCGACAAAAGCAGAAGGGTTGAAGTTTGTATCTAATTCAGCTACCTTCTGATTTGTTCTCTGATTAGCCTCTTCTAACAAGAAGCGGTCTAGATCATTTCTCAGTCTTCGGACTGGAAGATCCGTCCTCCACGGACTCCTTACCCCCGAAAGGGGGGGGATAGGTGGGAGCACTGGAAAGTGCTCCAATGCAGGACAGGTCAGTAGAACATGGGCATCGTAATCATCCTTGAACTTACTGTTCTGAAACAGTTGTTCGAGTATGGTACGATACTCAGAGTCGGAAAAACCACCAGGATCTGAATGGTGGAGTTTCTCGGAAAACACTCTAATAAATTCTAGGAAACCGATTAAGGTTCCCGTTGATTTTATTAGAATGTCCGGAGGAATAGGGGAGATTTCAGCGCCATTGATGAATAATCTTTTGGCGATCTCCCCGAGATTGTGAGTAGATGTACTAATTACGGATTTTCCTTTCGAAATTTCCATACCTAGATCATCTAGCACTTTCTCGTATTTCTCCGTGCCGTTCTTACTAGCAATAGCCATGTCATCACCAATTACTGCATAGAACCGTGAGGTTTTAGCATAATTGATGATAGCATGATTCGTTATTGCCATGGCCGCCCAAGAGGATAGCATCCCCATTGGTTGACCTACAGCATAACGTAACTGCCCCCCCGGATAGTGGAAATCCCTATCCACTAAAAGGGTCTTCCAAACTGCACTTAGATTCTCAGGTAGAAGGTTTTCCAACACCTTCATCTGCAAATCTACTGGCATCCTATCTGTTGCGGATTTTAAATCGTAACAGTTTAGGGCACCTGTTCTGGTAAATTTTCTCACTCTCTTAGCAATAAGATTGTGTGAATATGTACCATCGCAGGGAAACCTCTTCAAGATCATCATAAGGTAATCATGAATTGGTTTCAGTACAGTTTGCGTCCAAATGTCCGGAATACAAATTACGCGGGTCTTCCCACCCCCTTCTTGAAGGAAGTGGAGTCGACCTGTCATATCTGTATAATGTTCATCTGGACTCCGTAAGGAAAGAGATTC